GGTCTGTTTGATCACGGCCATCCAAGAAATACAACTCCTCTAGCCAAATTGTGCGATTCATCATCGCCTCACAATCCTCGGCACGCGCCTTGCGAGGAATCATTGGATCAGGTCGTTGCATTAAGATCCAGCAGTAATTGCGTTGTTGAGAGGGGTCAGATCCTCAGTCGTCCAAAAGTCCTTGGCAACCATGATTTCTAGGTGGTCAACGTTGCGATCCACGCTGTCCTGCTCTTCAGTGGTGCGGCTGTCTTGAGCCATCAACGTGTTAACCAGATTTACGCTGTCCATAGCAGCGGAATAGTGCTGTGCAATCTCTTCAGCAGTTGGTGCGTCAGGCATTGGCTTTGAGTTGCTCCACTTCGTATTTTAGCTCTTGAATTGCTTTGACAAGCATTGGGACCAGTTTTCCATACGAAGCCTCAAGCCGATCAGGATTTTCATCCATCACCAAGCCCAAATAGTCAGCATCGGCGTTCCGCTGTGCAGATTGCAAATCTTGTGCAATAAAACCAGCTTCATAAGAACCATCTTTACCGTTACCATCACGAGTGTCCCATTTAAATTTAACGGGACGGATCGTGTCAATAAAATTAAGACCCAAAGGCAGATCTTCTACTTCAGTCTTGTCACGACCATCAGACAGGCTGCTGATAGTTTGGGTGTTACAACGAAGTGTCGCAACGCTGGCGTCACCAAGCACTACTTCATTGCTTGCTGTGGCAGAGCTTGGGTCTGAACCGAAACCAAGGCAAGTATTGTTCGAGCCAGTAGTAACAACATCACCAGCATTGCTACCGACAAATGTATTCGTGGCACCACTCGTCATACTTGAACCAGAAGCCTTGCCTATGCAAGTATTGTTCGAGCCAGTAGTGTTACCTGATGATCCATAAAGTGCTTTCCAGCCAAGCGCAGTATTTGCGCTGCCTGTGCTGTAATAAGCAGCTTCAAAGCCTACGTACGCATTGTTAGTTGATGTTGTACTTGAATAGCCAGTAGAAAAGCCGACAGCTACGTTGCTACTACCAGTAGTATTTTTCTCTAAAGCTTCATTGCCCAAGGCAACGTTGTAGCTGCCAGTGGTCAACTTGTAAGCGCTTCTATAACCGACACTTGTATTTTCAATGCCAGTTGTTGCGAAGGCTTGACTAAAGTATCCAACAGCAGTAGCTGCACTCTCTGCATTTGTCTGATTAGAGTCCCGCAGCGCCCAAACACCAACTGCAGTGTTGTAGTTAGAAGTAGTAATAGACTTGCCTGCCTGATAACCCAAGGCAACGTTGTACTGTCCAGTCGTAACTGCAGTCAGTGCGTCGAAGCCAACGGCAGTATTTTTACGGAATGAACCACCGTCTTCTGAATCAAGAGCGTTAGCACCGATGCCGATTGATTGACCAGAGTTGTAAGTGACAGCATCAGACAGGCCATTGATCTCAGACGCTCCACCAGCGCCAACCTCAACAACCGTTCCACCATCAGTCTTGGTGAAGACACCACCGTCAGTGGTATTGATCGCGAGTTCGCCTACGACAAGATCTGAAGCACCAGGATCAGTAGTGCCACGCTTTTGCTTGATGGTATTTGCCATTGGTTCAGAACGTTCCCCCGTCTACGGTTGAGCTGTTGGAAAGATAATCGGTCCCTTCAGTTGCAGCGGTAAAAGCACTGGTGCCATTACCCTTCAAAATTCCGGTCAACGTTGTTGCACCTGATCCACCATCAGCAACGGCAAGCGTTCCAGTAATTGAAGATGCACCAAGATCAACAGCAAGCTCAGTTGACTCAATAACCAAACCACCGTTGGCCTTGAGATCAACGCTGACTTCAGAACCGCTTACATCAATACCGTCACCAGCAGTTGGCGCTCCAGCTGCAGCAGCAATCGTAATACCACCAGCAGAGTTGGTGATCGTGATGTTGCTGCCAGCAGTCAGCGTTGAAAGCGTGTAACCGCTGCCGTTACCAATAGCAAGCTGACCATTTGCTGGCGTAGCCGTCAGCCCAGTGCCGCCGTACGCAATACCGATAGCAGTTCCGTTCCAAGTGCCTGTAGCGATGGTGCCTACAGAAGTAAGGCTGGAGCCAGTAACACCAGAACCAAGAGTGCTACTGCTAAGAACGCTGGTGCCATTGATCTTGAACTCTTTGCCAGATGCAGCGTTGACGTGCTCAGAGAAGTCCCAGCTGTCAGTGCTGTTAGTCCAAACAATGGTGTGATCAGACGTTCCTTTAAGTGTGATACCACCGCCATCAGCAGTCGTATCAGTTGGAGTGGCAACAGAACCAAGCTCAAGGTTCTTGTCATCCACCGTCACCGTGGTGCTGTTCACGGTCGTGGTCGTGCCGTTAACCACGAGGTCACCTGAAATCGTCAGGTTGTTGCTGAAAGTCGTGTTGCCAGACAGCGTTGCACCGCTGAAATCACACGTTCCGGTAAACGTTTTATTGCCGCTGATCGTTTGGTTGGTGGCAAGCGTAGAAAATGCGCCTTCACCACCAATCGTGATAATTGACGAACTTGTTCCATCACCGTCATCGCCAAAGCCGTAATACAGCTTTTTGTCGTTTTCGTTGAAAGCAACTTCACTTGGGGCGAGTGTTGTCGGGCTTCCAGCTGAGCCTGACGCAGCCCGTTTCTTTAAGCGGATTGTGTTAGCCATTTAGAAGTCGCCCCCTTTGACAATGGTGGAGATGGTCCAGGTGTCGTCCGCTCGATACTCGCCAGAAGCCGAGTCGTAATAGACGACGCTTTTGTCTACTTTAGCGGTCTGATTCAATGAAAACTCAGAGCCTGCATCGCCTTGTGGACCCTGAGGGCCAGCAGTTGTCGCAGTGACTGTTGTCGTCTTTGGCGTCTCAACAACCGTTGACGTGGCGTTTTCCGTGACGGTGACAGTGTTGTTCGTCGTGGTGACGTTGACCGTTGTCATGGTGCGGTATATCCCTGGCTAACGAAGATCACACCTTCTAGATAATACTCACGCTTGCCGCTGCCATCTTCAAGCAACACGTCATACCGCAACTCATCAATGAAAGTCGCTGTTTGCGTGTCCGTAAGGCTGATCGTGATCTGACCGTTAGTGCGGTTCGTGTACGCGACTGAAAAATCAGCGTATTTAGTGGTGCGGCCTTCGTTCCACACCTGCGCATATGCCGTATAACCAGTCAGGTTGATAACGGTGCCAGTGCTGTCCTTAAACTGCAGCAGCACCGAATAATCTGCTCGCCGTTGAAGCGTAATGTTGTATGTCCCAGGTTGAACAGACATGGCACCTCCAGCCAGATGAAGTCTAGCTCGGTCAGAGCGGAGATTTTGCAATCAGCCAAGGGACTTACCAGCTAGAAGGTTTGCCAGACGCTTGGGTCGGCGTGATCTGTTCAAGGATGCGTGCAGCCAGTGCATCCTGAATCTCAGTAACTTTTTCATCACCACCGAGCTTTGCCTGCACAGCAGCCACAATGTCAGCTTCAGTCAGATCCTCAAAGTCGGCCAAGGTGTCAGGACGATCTAGGCCGATGCTGCCGTAAGCACCTGAGTTATAGGCGTTGCCGTCAGAGTCAACCTGATCGCTGATTGCCGTCACGGTGTAGTGAGCCGTGTGAGCAAAACCGTCGCTGAGGTCACGATTGAGGTCAGCGATTTTCCAAACGTAGGTGTCAGCCATGACGAAATGGAGTCAGAGAAAGTTTACTTAGCCAGCCTCAAGGGCTGCAACTTTGGCTTCTAAGGTTTCGATACGATCCATCGCCTCTTGAAGTGCTTTGACAGCCTTCATGTAGAGCACGGAGTATTTGACGGATTTCACGCCATCCGAATCAATTTTTACAAGTCCTGGGGAGACACTTTCAACCTCCTGAGCGATAACACCAAGTTGAGTAGAAGTTCCGTGCCCAACCGATTCCTTAAAATTAAAGTTACGAACTTGAATGTTTTTGATATCAGCCCACTGAAGATTGGCGTCTACAATGTTTTCCTTCAAGCCAACATCAGATAGTGCGCCGTAATTATTTGTGGCACTTTGGAATGATCCGTCTCCCTCGATCCTAGCTTTTTGAGTGCCGTTATTGAAAACTCTTACTAAGCCAGAGCCGTTGCTAACAGCGGAATTGCTGTCGATTTTAAAACAGTTGGTTCCATCACCATCACCTGTCAGAAGTGCAAGAGGATTATTGCCAGTTTGAAATCTCAGCGTTCCATTGACAGTTAATTTTGAGTTAATGGTCGTGGTACCGATTCCAACATTTCCCGAGCTGTCGATTCGCATCCGCTCGGTGTTTCCACTCGTCGAATGGAATCTTAAAGCGCCATTACTGTTACCATTATCAAAATCAAATTTACCGTTAGTCTGAGCCAAAATAATATCGTCTGTGATACGCACCTTTCCGTCAACGTCAAGTTTTTCGGTAGGTGACGTTCCAATGCCAACATCGCCAGGAATACCCTTAAACAGGTTTTCCATCGTTATCTTCTTGTTCTTATCAGCCGCCGCAGCTTCGCTGACATCCACAATCGTCAGCAAGTCGCCCGGGGCCTGACTGCCAGCAGACATTGCAGACAGTTCTGTAATTTTACGGTCGGCCATGGCTTACGTTTTGATGACGTACATCATTGCTATGTTACGCGGTCTGGCCTCACTGCCACCATCATTGGTAATGCTGGTCGAGACACTGATGTTAGTAAAGGCATTGTGAATAGCAGTCGTGTTTCGATTGTCAGGGTTGTTGTTGCCTCCAGGCGGCACCAGACCACCGTCATCCTTGGTTCCGCCAGCCCTGATGTCATGGTCGTGACCTGGATCAGTGATAGTTGACGTTGCCGTGTGGTTGTGCTGCTTGTTCTGATCTGACTGCGAACTTGCAAAATTACGACCACTATCTACACCACGACCATCGTCCCAACCCCTGACGAACTCGCCGCGCAGATCTGGAAGGTTGAACGTGCTGCTGCCGTTGCCTGCACCCCACGTCGTACCAATGATTGCAAACAGATCGGCGTAAGTTGTCCTGCTGACTGCTGATCCATCGCATTCCAGATAACCCGATGGTGCAGTAGTTGTCGCAAACAGGTGAACCGTTCCACTCGGCACAGCTTGCGGCAAAGCAGCAAAGCTCAGGTTGCCACTGCCGTCTGACTGCAACACGTCGTTGGCGTTGCCATCACTGCTAGGCAAAGTCAGCGTGATGTCGCTGGCAACGTTTGACGGAGCTCGGATCGCAACAAAGTTACTGTTGTTCGTATCTCGTAGCCTCAGCGCTTTGCGGTCACGAATCGTGATGCCGTTGCTGTCGAAGTGAGCACGACGCACTCCAGTCGTTACAACGCTGAAATCGTTAGCGCTGTTTTTAAAAAATCCGGTGTCCGTGTCCCCGTTAAACCGGATCGGCAAATTGCTAACCGTTCCAGCAGGCACGGTGACGTTGCCGGTAAACGTGGGGTTGGCTTTTGTCGCTAGTCCGAGGTTGGTCTCGTTCAGAGAACCGATGGTGATAAACGACGTATTGGTGCCGTTTCTAATCTTCAGTTCGTTATTCGTTTCATCTGCCCAAATCATCCGGGCAACAGAATTATTAGCACTAGGCTCGGACGAACTCGCATTCAGGCTGTAAATCGCAGCCATGTTGGAGTTGATGTCCGAACGAACATTCGCTCCAGTGTCATTCTGGATCGGAGTGGTTTTTGTCTCGTTTACAAAGGACATCAGCCAATCCCGTAGCCAGTGGCAGTCCAGTTCACCGTTTTGGCGATCCGGGTGTCACTTGAATTGTAGACCGACACATCAAATCCGGTAGCCGTCGAGTTGCTGATGACGTAGTAGTCACCTGATGCGTTAGCCGTGAAAACGATGCCGACAGAAGGCGTCACATAAAACTTGTTATTAGTGCCGTAAGCCACTGACACGTCTGCGCTGGTGCTGGTCGTCACCGATCCAGTTACTGAACGCCTTGGCATCTCAGCTTGGACGCGCAGCTGGTCAACAGCGATCTGTTCCTGTGGACCGCCAGTGCTGAACTCTGCTTTGACTTGGTAGCCACGGGCCTTGAACTCAGCGTTATTGAACCGACGCCAGCTCGTAAACGTAGGAGAACCCGCAGGATCATCCTGCGTGGTGCGGATATACAGCTCAACATCACAGGTGTTTGGCGCGGTGCCGTCAAACTCAGTGATCAAGTCAAAGTCAGGCTCATCATCAATTCGTTCCTGATACGGGAAGAAGCTTCGCGCCCGCAACGTGCTGTCCAACCGCAGGCTGAAAACATCGCTCAACGTAAACGTGTTGCCGCTGTTGAAGACATACGTTCCAGACTGGTGCAGCTCGCTGTCGCCTTGCAATGTGAAGTTGCTGTCATCTTCAAGCAGCAACGCATTCCCATCCTCAAGGTCAAAGTCGCCAATAGGCTGAAGCTCGTTGCCGGTAGTTGCTAGCTCTAGTTCATTGTTTACGGCGTCAACAACCAAATTAGTTTTGCTGCCTGTAAATGATGGGTCTTCTGTAGAACCCAACGCACCAACAACCTCAACACTTTGAAGATCAGCTTTCGTAAATTCAATCAACGCAGCCGTCAGACTTTCGCGTCCACCAGAGTCAACAAACTTGGCGCTGTACGTTCCGGCTTTTAGGTCGGCATACGCTTCAGTTGCAGAGCCTGCAATCTGCTGAGAAATACTTGTTGAAGTCGGCCAAGTGACGCCGCTTAAATCAGGCGAATGACGCAAGCGAACATAGCCACCAACGCGGACATCCAAGTCAGTGGCTTGCGTCCAAGTCAGGCGTGCCTGGCCGTTGACAGGAATCATGCTGAAGCCTTGGACATTTGCTGGGGCAGCAGTTTTGCCCTCTAGCTGGAAATTTGCAGCTGTAATTTGGCTGCCTTTACCTAAAGAATTTTTAGCTTGAATTTGGACATACAAACGCCCTGCACGCAGTGTTCGCAGAGTGACTGACGGCGATGATGTATCTATAGCTTGCCAGTTATCATTATCAACTCGATATTGAACGCGGAACTCACTGACATTGACGCGATCGTGATTCCAGCTAACTGACGAGCCAACATGCACGCCATTGCCTTCTTCGTATAAGAACTCGTCAACGCTAACGCTGTCAACTGCGTTGGGAATCAACGACAGGTTGCTGATGTCGCGATTGGTCAGCTCATTGTCAGATTCAACCGCGTCATAAATCGTGTTGTTATAAGCAACAGCACTGACGCCGTAAATACCCTCTTCCGCCTCAGCAACAGATACAACGCGAAACTGTTGGGACTGGATTTCGTCGTTCTGAAACAGAAATACCGTTCCAGGAGCAGGTGCTTCGCTAAATGCAGGCGTTACGTCAATGTCTACACCATCAATTATGGTGTCACCTTGCAGGATGTATTTGTTGCCATCCTCAAGCAACAGGTCGTCCCCATCCTCAACCTCAAATTGACCAGCAGAAACAGTTTCTTCCCCGCCTGCAAAGGTAATACCACCAACAGGGACATTTCTTTGCTCAACAATTCCGCTAGGCAAAATCACTGACAGCTTCGGGTTGTTGGCTGCTGCCAGTGAAGTCACCAGATCATCTGCGCTGTCGGTTGCAATTCTTGTTGTGGATGCACGTTTGATCCGACCAGAACGACGCACACCAGCGCGGACAGGATCAGCAATATCAACGACCATGCCAGGTCGCAGAATGATGCCGCTTTCAATCGCAACGCTGAACTGAATCGTCTCAGTCAGGTTCTGCTCGGACAACAGCGTCCACTTACCAATGCGGTGCGCTTGACCTTGGCTGTAACAACCAATGGCCTTGATGTCTTTTTTGATGATGCCGTACTTGGCGACCGCATCATGATCTTCAACGTATTCATATTCGACATCGCCACGGGTGTCGTATGACTGCCAAGCCACCACAGCAACTGTATGCCGTGCTTTCTGGGACGTGCCTTGATATTGGAAAATGCCGTCAACAACATTGCTAGGACTGAGCAGATACTGCGGGTCAGATGGCTTGTCTTGCAGCAACTGCAACGTTCCAGCGCCGTAATACGCAATGCCACGGAAAATAGCGGTCATCTGCTGGATGACGTTATAGACCTCGTCTCTGCTGTTAATCAGCATGTTGAGGCTGAAGCGCGGCTCCACATTGCCCGCTCCATCATCAACAAGCTCGTTGCAGTATTGGCTGATCGCAAAGAAGTCGTACTTATCCAGCGTTGATTCAGGTACACCTGCTCCGTACCTTTCAGAAATCAAAAGGTCATATAGGCACCAGGCCGGATCATTTGTCCATGTTGCAGCTTGAAACGTGCCGTCCCAGATGCCGGAATATGTAAGCCGTCCCAGATGCGTTGTGGTGTCTACCGTTGCGTTGCTTGGGATCTTGACTTTGATTCCACGAATTAGATATTTACGAGTTGGGATACTATTGAACTGACGTGAGTCAAAACGCAGACCAACTAATGCTGAGTTGGGATAGCGGAACTTATCATCAATAATCTCAGTAAAGCTTTGAAAAATTGTGGTGCTAGCTCGTTTCGTGCTTGTTTCATCAGCACTGACACGCACCATTCGCACGTCAACAGGAAAGCTGCCAGTCAGATTGACTAGATAGTCTCGCTGATAACGGTTGCTGCTTTTGCCGCTGATCGTGTCGTCAATAACGTCGTTATATCCGCCACCGTTGTACTGAATCTGAATCTTGATTCGGACGCTGTGACCAACAATGTCGCCATCGTCTTCTAATACCTGCAGTGATGGGATCGTGAGCGTGACACGCAAACGATCAACGTCTGTGTCTGTAATTTGACGAGTTACAGAAGCAATGTTTGTAACTTCAACATTGACTCCCGTCTCCCGTTCTGTTGCATTAAACGGTCCGGGAAGATGGGTCTGGGCTTGCGTTCCGACACGGGTTGCAATCGTAAAGCCCTCAAAGTTATTGGTGCCATCAGCTGCTTGAACAGGCGTGTCGTCTAAGAAAATGCTTTTGTTGCCATCCTCAAGGCCGCCAATCTCGCCTTCGCTAATTAGATCAAGGACGTTGGCAAACTGTGTTGATTGGAGCGTATCGTCCTGCTCGGTTGGCGTGCTTCTACCGCCACCGCCTTTATCGTCACCACCAGCACCAACAACGTATTTAGTCTGAGTCATGCCTGCACCTGATCAACGTCAAGACCAGTGGACAGCACTGCTGATCCAACAAACACCCGTCCATAGGCTATTGGGCAGGCCATGCCCTGACGACTGGTGTTGACGACGTTGGAGAAGGTAAACGACTCCAACTGCACTGACTCGTCAAGCGTGGTATTTAGTTCGGGTTGCGGTGAAATTGCTTGTGCAATGCCCGTAAGCACTAAACCAACGCCGATATTTCCTGCAGCAATAGCAAGACTCAAACCCGTTGTGGCAGTTACACCAGAGGCAAGTCCAAAACCCGTGGCGCCAAAAGCAAGCGAAGTGCCTCCTGTCACAACTGCTGTGGCTACTAAGGCCGCCCCAAGAAGAATCTGCCCAAACCCAGAACCTTGTCTGTCCCCACCCGCTCCGACAACTACGGGCGTAATCGTAAATACTTCTTTTTCGCTAAACGGCATGACCAACGGGGTCATATCCTCTTCCTTTACAACTTCTTTGCCGATCCGAACTCGATAACCAACGCCATCTTTTTCGCTGTCAATCAACCACTTGTCCAACCCTGGAAAGTTGACGCACAATGCCTTGATTGCTTGT